GTGTCGATGTTGGCAGCGGAGACGATCCACTTATCCAGACCACGGGTGCGATAGCCGACGGTGCCGTTATCGACCTGAGCGCCCTGATTGGCGCACATCGCGACTTCCATCTCGCGCTTGATGAGCGTGATGGCCTTCGAGACATTGTTCGAGAGTTCGTCGCGGACGCCGGCGACGTTGGTCACCGAGGACTGCGTGAGCTTCGAGACGCGGACAGCCTTGCGGAAAATCTGCACGCGGTTCGAGAGTTCGACGCGGTACTGGTTGGCGCCATCGACGGTGTAGTTGTCGTACGAGGAGACGTCGGTGCCGTCAACGACCGGGGTCGGGGCGGACGTGCCAGGGAGACGGTCAGCCTGCCAGCGGAACAGGGTGTTGCCGGGTTCGGCACCCTTCTTCGCCATGGAGGTGAAGGGGGTGTCCTTGGCATCGACGAGGGCGATGAGGTTAGCCAGGTCTTCGCGCTTACCGGCGTTGACGAGGGTGCGTTCAGTGAGGAGAGCCATGATAGTATTCCTGAGTAGGGATTAGGGATTAGATGAAGTTCTTGGAGAGTAGGACTCGGGCGAGGTCTTCAGCATTAGTCGTTTTGCGGAAACGCTCCACGGCGGTCTTGGCCTGTACTTCTGCGGGCTTGGACTTGACCGGGGTTACGGTAGGACGGACGGGCTGTACGGGTGCTTTCTTGGGAGCCGCCTGGATAGGTTGACCCTCGCGAGCCATGTATCCTCGGACATAATCACCAACGAACATCTTGAAGTCGGGGAACGCCTTGAGTTTCGGGAAAACCTTCAGGACATTCTGGGCTACTTGATATTCCTTGCTCTCCGGCTTGCTCCACCAAGGATAATGCTTGGCGGCGATTGGCTCAATCTGCTCGCGGGCTTGGATCGCTCCCAGCTGTTTCGGCAGCTGTTCTTCGATGGCGCGCGTCGCATTGACCAACATCCGGGTGACGTCCTCTTGGCCGTATTCCTTGTCACCAAGGACAAAGCCGTAGGGGTTTTCCATGCACTTGTACTTCAGCCAGCGGGCGTTTTCCAGTTCCTTTTCGACCTGTGCCTTAGTCTGAAGCGACTCGAACGGGTTAGATGCGTCGTTGACGCTAGTTACCGCCGGGTCGGACTGAGGTGCCGATTGGAGTTGCTGTTTCAGCGCTTCCATCTCCTCGCGGAGCTTGGTGACTTCCTCCTCGGCCTGCTTGCGCTTGGCCGTGAGCTTGTCGATGCGCTTCTGGACGCCCTTGGGAAGATCGCTGTCTTCTTCGTCGTCTTGCGTATGCTGTGAAGGAACTTCGTCGATACCATCCTCAGCCTGGGGGAGCTCCGTGTCGGTTACTTCGTCTTGCAGAGACGCTTCACCGTCGTTGGAGTCCTTGACTTCCGTCTGGATTTCGCCCTCCTGACCGGCCTCGGGCTGTGCCGCCTGTTCCTCGTCAGCGAACAGGGTGCTGCGGAGGATATCCGCAAGCTTGTCTTGATTTAATGCCCCTGACTGGGCGTTTGACTGTACCTCGGGGTTATTTTGAGCCGTTCCGATATCGGCGGTTTGGTTATCTTCCATAATCAGAGAGTTTTGCGTCCACTCAGAGGACGTATGGGCAATAACGCCCTAAAATGTTTGAAGTCAACGGGGGTCAGCCCCGCTTGTTAGGTTTGGCAAGATTACGCATTATTCTTGACCCCGAAGCGCTCCCTTTGGGCTTCCGCCTGCTCCGAGAGGAGCAAGTCCCTGAAATCCCTAAGAGCTTCGGCACGTCCGCAAGCGTGAACCCTCTTTTCGCCTTCGATGCTATAAGAGATAGCGCGATCGACCTCAGCGGCGATAGCAGCGTCCATATACGCGAGAACAGCGTCGAAGACCTCGTTTTTCTCGAAAGCGAGGGTTTTACGGACTTGCTGCGGGTCAAGCGCCATATCCGGGTTGCTGGCCTTCCTGAGCCATCTTATCAGAGACAGGGGTGACGCCCAGGCGTCCGATGGTCTTGTTCTGCTGCTGCTGGACGCTCATCTGGAGGTTCTGGATGTAATTCTGCATCAGAGCCTGGAATTGCTGATCGGCCTGAGCCAACTGCTGCGCCTTCGGGTTCTTCTGGAGGATATCCTGAAGGTATTGCAGCTTAGCACCGGCAGTCGGGTCGTTTTCGACGTACTGGACTTCCATGCCGGCCATCATCTTAGCGATATCGGTCTGGACGTCGTTGTAGAGTTTTTGGGAGGCAGTCTTCTGGTCGAGGAGCAAGTCCTTAGCCGACTCAGGGCTGATGGCCTCGACGAAACGCGCCGTGAGCTTATTGCGGTCGATGACGCCGCCGGCGTCCATGGGAACGACGAACGAGGCGATGGCCTTGAGCTTCTCCATGACATAATCCGTATCGAGCTCGCGCACGTTGTACGAAATGCCGATATCGTACATCTGGGAGATTTCGTTCGGCGTCATGGCAATCGGGGTGCCGACGATGCGCTCGATTTCGCTGCCTTCGAGGTACTGGACGGACAGGCTGACCATCTGCTTGAGCACGCGACTCCATGCGGTGAGCCAGTTGTTCACGATGAACTGCTGGGTCATCTGGGTCTTCTGCGGGGGGACAGCAGGGTGGAACAGGCCGAAATAGGCCGCGTTCTGGGCTTCCACACGATCAATGAGGTTGAAGGCGAGTGTAGGATTGCCCGAGGGCGGCGAAAGGAACGAGTAATCGTCAGGGGTGGTGACGGGGAGCAGGGAACCGGGAGCAATCTGGTTCTGCGTGCCGAGGCGCTTCTTGACCTTGATAGGCGGGAGCGTCTCGAAGGCGGTGCGGTCGCGCAGGCTGTCCTTCTGAGCCTTGATTTCTTCCTGGTCGGTAAAAGCGATCTCAGGGATGCCTCGGGACTCGACGACGGCGCGCTTCAGGCGCTCGCGGCGGAGTTCGATGAACGGGTACTCGCCGTGGGCGTAATCGAGCTTGCTGTGCTTGGCGTAAGTCTCGACTTGGCTGGTCTGAGGGGAGAAAACCGTGTAATAGACGCAGGGAACGCCGTTCGAGTCGATCTGGCGGCTGTAAGCGTACACAATCTCGATGAGGTTGTCCGCGCGGTGCAGGGCGTTCGAGACGTTCGACGTGACCGGGATGAGGTTCGGGTCGGTGAGGTAAGCGGACTTGCCGGCGGTGTTCGCGGCCTCCTCGACGAACGCTTCGTCCCATCCGTCGGTCTTAATCATCTCGCGGAGCTCGACTTCCGACATGAACGTGCGCTTGAAGATCACGCGGGCGTCCTGAAGGTCGAGGGTTTCCGGAGGAAAGCTGATTTCCTCGTACGGCTTGAGCGCAGCGCAGACCGGGAGGTTAATACGGTTGTACTGCTGGTTGTAAGAAGCGACGCCGGAGGCGAGCATCTCGTTCGAAATACGACGGCCTTCGTCGGACGAGCATCCGAGGGCATTGGCGAACAAATCAGCGGTGATATCAGACGCACCCGTAGCGGCCATCTGTCGCAGGGCTTCAGCAAGCACGCCATCGACAGCGGAACGCGCTTCGAGCGTAGGCAGGGTTTCGGTGACCTCTCGGCTGCCCAGGCGACGCTCCCAGCCGACGTGCATGACAGCCCAGCCGTAATTCAGGGCGTATTGCGCCCAGAGCTCAGCTTCGCGCTCAAGATCGGGGCGGAGCTTGTTCTCGACGACCCAGCGGGCAAGGGTCTGGACGGAAGCAGCGGTGCTGGCGTCGCCGTACTCAGTGCCGGTCACGCGGATACGGGCGAGCTGCCAAGAGTTCACCAAAAGCATCACCAATTCGTTGATGATGCTATCGACGAGGCGCACGCGGACGTCGGAAGCACCCTCGAACGGGAAAGCACCCTCGCCATCGCGCTGATTACGGCTGTATTTCTTGCCGTCGTCGCTCTGGCCTTCCCAGCGAGCAAGGCGGATGTCGTCGTTGCTGTTAATGCGGCTGATATTCCCGCCGTTCGTCAAGGAACGGTCGAACTCGCTCTGGAGTTCTTGGATATCAGGCGTATCGCTCGCAAAAACGAGCTTATCGCTCCTGTTGTACTTGCTCTGCATTGATTTGTGTAAAATAGTGTGATTTCGACTCGATGTACTGGATCAAAGACAGCTTATGGAAGCGGTATTGACCGCCTAGGGTCTTAAAACACCGGACAAGACCCTTTTTACGAAGATTATCGAGTTCTCGTACGTCTATGCCCGTCATTTCCTCCGCAAGCGAACGCGAAAGCACGATTGGATAGTCTTTTGGGTCTTTTGGCATAAATTAATACGAACCACCACGGGTTGCCTTCCAAGTCTCCTCATCTTCCTGCTCAGGTTGCATGACAACGAGGTATCTCAGGCAGTCGATAGGGTCTTTAGCGGCGCCTTTCTCGCCGTCAGCCCCAGTCCACTCCCTCAAAGAGTAGATGAGGTTGTCGCAGTCCTCGGAAATAAAGAGTTTGGGCTGATTTAGCACCGTAACGGGCTGGTTCTGGTCGTAGGCCAGGGCGTCGTTGATGATAGCGATGCCTTCCTCGATCTTAATCCCAGCCGCCGGCGTGAAATACATCGGGTCTGGGTCAGTCTCTAGGAGTTCAATGAGCGAAGTCCCGCCTTCCTTGCCAGCGGCCTGCGTAGCCCCGGCTCTCGGGTCGATGAAACGCTCGGAAATTGTCGTATCGCCTTCGATGTCCCTGATGATCTCCTTGTATTCATTGATGCCCTTCCCGCCGCCAGCCCTCTGAGCCGCCCCAGCCTTGCCGTCGAGTTTAGAGTCCGGGAGCGCCCACTCACCGTAGGTCTTGTCAGGCCACTCCTTGTAGATGTACCACTTCGTGTTCTCGCCCGTCCCTACGGCGCGCAGCCAGAGCATGAACCAGTTACGCGCTCCCGCAGGGTCGATGACCATGAAGTTCGTGCCCTCCGCCGGCACATCCGATGCCTTCAGGATGTTCGCGTCCCCGAACCTCGGGAATTGCGCCCCGGCCAGACCATCCGCCCAGCCGTACGCTCGGATTTTGCGCTCATAAGCCGTCTTTCCGTCAAGGGTCTTACGGAGCTCGTCAAAAGGGTTGTACGGATTGAACTCAGAGTGAAACCAGACCACCCCGGCGTCCTTACCTCGGGATTTCGCCCGATAAGGCATGTGGCCTAGCGGAACGCCAGGGACGTGCTGCTGCTTCGCGTCGAGGATCGTGGCAGGACGAGTCTCCAAGTACTTGCAACCAGAGACGTACTCCTTCACGACGTTCGAGTACCCCTGAACCGGGGTGAACGTCACGATGAGCTTACCGCGACGGGTGACGACTCGGTATCTCAGCGTCTCCACCCAGTCCAACGGGACTAACTCGTCGCACCAGATGATGTCGCACTCGCCGCCTTCGATGACCCGGCGCTCCTGAGCGTAGTTCATGAAGTGGCACTGGCTCCCGTTCGGGAAGATGAACGTGCCGTCAGAGAAGCCGTTCTTCTGTGTGTACTGAATGTTAGTAACTCTGCCCTTCTTCAGCCCCTTGAACTCAGGCGGAAGGTACTTCCAGATGACGTTCTGTTGCATCTGGATCGAGGACTGGCTCGTCGTATGCAGGCACCACACGCGCGCGTTCGGGATGTTCACCATCGCCGCGACAACGCGCTTGGCCGCCCACTCGGTCTTACCGGCTCGATTACCCCCTAGCACGCACACCTCCTGGTACTGCTGCAAGAAGTCATCAGCCGCCTTCCAGTGGAAAGGCTCGTAGCCGTGACGATACGGGTCTTGCTTCTCAGCGAGGATTTTCTCCTCACGGATGCGCAGTATCTCCGCGAGCTTCTCAGCCCCCAGCTTCTCCTTCAGAGCCTTGAGCTCGTCGGTACTCGGAAGCCGGATGACTGGATGCGGAGTGAGGTTCACCAGGCTTTGCAGCTCCAGTATCTCGCCTTCGTCTTCGGGCCGGGATTAGCGCACTTATGACGCGCCCGGAAAGACTTACGCCTCGCTGGGTTGTGCTTCTTGATCGTCATGTTCGGATCACCGAAGCGCACGATCTTCGTCTTGCTGCCGTCCTTGACGTACACGGCGGACTTCTTCGGGCCACCCGGCGTCCTGAACGGCTTGTTCAGCGTGACCTTCCTGCCCTTGTAGTCAGCCATCTCAGCGACCCTTGTAGTTCTTCTTGGCCTTCGACTTCTTGCCATGCATCATGGCCTCCATCTTAGCGTAATCGCCCTTCATCAGCCCCTTGTCCTCACGGCTCTCGTGCTTCTTGGACTCGCGGGCTTCGTGCTTCTTGTTGTTCTTCATAGCGGCATTAGTTTCCCTTATGGCAAGGATAAGTCAAACTAATCTTAGTCCTCGGCTCCCTGAGCCAGCCCCAGTATCCCAACCCGGAGCACCTTCCCCATCACGTCCTCGAAGTTCGTCCCGCCGAACACCACGACCTTCCAGCGGCCATCCTTCCCCTGGACGATGAAAGCACCTTGCTCGACGTAACCCGGCGCCCTCTCAGAGAACTCGGCCAGAAAGCCCTGCATCTGCTCATCGACGCTCTCCTCGCTCAAGCTGAACGACCCAGCCTTACGCCCCTTGAACAGATCGTCCGTCCTGAACACCGCTACATCCAAGCCGTCAGGCTTCCGACGTTTTGACTTGGTTTTCGGCTTAGCCGGCTTCCCCGTCGCCTTCTTCGGCTTCTTCTTCATTACCATTTCCCTCCGAAGCGAGGATGACGCTTGGCAACCCAGCGTCCCGCGTCCTTACGCAGCGGCACCAGCATCCCAGGCACGAACTTAGAGTTATCCTTGACCATCACCTTAACCTCCTCCTTGCCGACCTTACAGATGATAATCCTGGGGTTACGCACCCGAGCCACGACCACCCCGTCCCACTCCTGCGCAGCCACGCTGATCTGCTCCTCGACCTCCTTCACCTCCTCGTCAGCGAGCTTAAAACGCGCCTTGATCTTCATCATGCCGATAGGCGTCCACAAGACCTTCCAGGTGCTCTTCACCCTCCGGCTCGGCTCGTACACCCAGTCCAGCCCCTCGAAGCACTCCTTGCGGAACGCTACGAGCTCCTTACGGCTGATCCCCAAGGCATCCGGCAAACTGCTCTCACTGATACATTCTTCGCGGTTCATGCCTTAAACCTACACCTTCCCTTAACCCCAGCAACCCTAAGTGTGCGTTCACTGCGTTCACTGTCTGTCACCCCCTGGGCTTCTCCGGCCTCACGGCCTCTGAACCCCATCCCCCGAGCAGGGGGACTGAGGGGGGTGTGGGGGAGAGTCAAGAGAGGGGGGCAACCCAACCCTGTCAAGCCGATCTAGCAGACTCCCTGCACCTATTAGTTTCCCTAATGACCCCATAAGCCCTGCTTATTGCAGAAAAAGTCCATGGGGGTGAATCCGCTAGGGTTTCCAGGCGCAGCCGGAGCTCTACCCCCTCCCCCCTTGCCATGCTAACCCCACAAAACCCCCACTTTCCCCACCTTGCAGGGGTAGGGCAGGGGTGGGGCAGGGAGCTATTGCCATGGGCAAGGGTAAGCCCTGACGGGTCTCCACCCCTTCCCTTGCCCTCATCCTGCCCTTGCCCTAGCACCTGAGCAAAGCAAAACCCCCTCAATCCATGACGGACAGAGGGGGCTTGTGGGTGGGGTGAGGTGGGGCTTTACTGTCGATATGTTGGGACAAAGGTTGCCTTGCATGCGTTAAGGGCATGGGAAGGGATGGGCCTGGATTGCGTCCAAAGGGACACAAAGGCGTAAGCTTCAGCGAACATGGGGACATCATAGAACCCCGCATTGACGGCGTTAACCCTTACGAAAGCCCCCGTGATTAGCATCCCCATGAAATGAGACATGGGGAGGTTTCGGTTGAGCATGTCGGCGTTTTCATTCATGAAGCCCAAAATCCATGCATGGGCATTTTTGGCGGTATGTTCGTTAACGCTTGATGCTTTGAGTTCATTGAGTATTTCAGCGGTCATTAGTGCGGGGGTGTTATTCATGGCAAGGGGAGACAAAGGGGATTGAGGGGGCAGGGCAATAGTAAATTAAAACTTTGTGAGGGGGGTGGGGTGAAGTCGTTTTCTAGGTA